TACTCTTTATCAGATGATACAAGAATAATTCGCGCTGGAGTATCACTGAGCTGTTTACAGAAAATGTCTTCAGACCCATTCATAGCTCAAGTTACACCTACAGCGTTTTATTCTACTGCCCCAGCGTATTGTGTACCAGCAACTACCAAGCTTACACTCGATCCATCTATAGATATTGATGCCCTTCCCGTTGTAGCTGTTCTGGATAGTGGTGTCGATTTTCCTGCCGAACTAAGTTCCCTTGTTATTGAGCATTGGACTCCGCAGGGAGCATCACCAGGCGATAGAAATCATGGCACAAGCGTGGCCAGTAAAATTGCTTTTGAGAATACAGGCACCCAAATGGCCAATGGGGTAATGACTCCTCGCGCACGAATTATTGACTGTAATATTTGGGGCCCAGATCCTGAAAGCGACGATCCTACTGTCATTTCTAACCCAACTATGATTCGACGCATTAAAGAAGCCGTCCAGAGATATCGGAATGACACAAAAATCTTTAATTTCTCATCTGCTGGGCTATTCCCGATAAAGGGTGAGCGCATTAGTAATCTCGGCTATGAACTCGATGTGCTTTCGCGCAAATACGACATACAATTTGTTATCGCCGCAGGAAATCATAAACTCTATAAAACAGAGGATTCACTTCAGGCAATTCTCGACGATGATGATGCACGGATTGCGCCACCATCTGATTCTATGCTGAACATTTCTGTTGGAGCGATTGTTGGACAGGATCATGAAGGAAGTCTTAGCAAAAAATTTGAAGTTGCTCCTTATTCCAGAATTGGCCCTGGATTTAAGGGAATGAGAAAACCGGATATTGTCACATATGCCGCTACAGTTTCAAAAAATGGAACGGCCTTCCCAGATGAATACTCTATGATGATCGGCCCTAATAACCTTTTTGCATTTGATGCGGGAACAAGTTTTTCTGCACCAGTAATCTCTGGCGACCTCGCACAAATTGAAGACTCTTTGCCTGACAAAAATATAATGCTTGCGAAGGCACTGCTATATCATGGTACTTTTCTTCCTATAGATCCTGGCAAGAAAAAAATAAATAGGGATGACGCAGCCTTCTATGGTGATCTTTATGGCCGTGGAATCCCGGACGTTATGGCAAGCATGTATTCGACGGAAGACAAAGTGACTTTTCTTCATGTTGGAACCATGAATAAGCAGCACAAACAGCGTGTAAAATTTATTATGCCGCTAGTATGCGACAGTCTGGACATGAGCAAACGTAACAAAAAAGTAAAGATAACCGTTACTTGCGTTACGCAATCTCCTATAGATAAAGACAAGGGCGAGGATTATTTACAAGCATACGTAAGTGCATCGCTTTATTCAATAAACGGATCGGGTAAAAAAGGTAACAGCAATCCATCAGAGACTGATGGACGCAAAAAATGGGATACTTGTTACCATTTTGAAAAGACCTATTCGAGTTTCGGAAGCGGTGATTGGGAAATATATCTTGAATTACATACTCGCTATGACATTCCAGATACAGAAAATATCGGGTACGCTCTTGCGATCACGATTGAAGATGTAACCCATTCTCTTAATCTCTACGATTCAATCCGTGCGGAAGCGGGAAACAGATTTCCTGTAGTTCAAACTGTACGAGTTCCCATTCGCGTTTAAGACCACGCAAAAGAACAGGGCAAATGCAATACCCTGTTCTTTTTTATTTTCTCTGTGTTTTAAGGAATGCTATAAACTGATTAACACGATCTAATTCTTCAGGTGATAAATCCTCCGCACCTGCAATACCGGCTGGAGCTACCCCTGTTGATTCTTCCTGCATATCATCAATATATCCAGCCAATTCCATCAGTTCTTCGTAAGGCGCATCAAGAGCCTTTGCCAATGAGCGAAGGACCTGCGGTGAAGGCTGTCTTCTTAAGCCGTCTTCAATTCTCTTGATTTCGGTATGACTAATCCCAGATAATTCCGAAACCCTTCTTAAAGATAGACCCTTTTCTGTGCGACATTCTTTTAGATACTCGCCTAATGTTCTTTTTTCAGAAGCCATCTTCAGCACCTCCCTTCTTTTGTATTTTACCATCTGTGTAACTCAAAAGCAACATTTTTCGAGAAATTCGCTTGTAAATGTAACCTATAGGTGCTATATTATTTATGGAACCTAAAGGTTACTTTTTGATTGCATGATAGGTTCCAGTTAGGGCTGATTGTGTCTGCAGAGTCTTAATGACATGAAGCCTATATTTTTTGGGTCAAGTGTAACTTATAAGTTCCGATTCGAGAAGGAGGTGAACCCTATGGAAGTAATCAAGAATGGAAAAGGAAAAACGGTCTGTCGTGCTGATGGTTCTAGCAAATCCGTGGAAATTATCCATAAGCACTATAAAACGACGATCACCTTTCTTAGTAATGGCAAATATACCATAACCAACACCAAAATCTGATTTACATCAACTAAATAAAATCCGCAGAACCGCTGGACGGGCATGGATTGAAGCATTTTATCTGCTTCTCCTGCCCGTCCTTTTGTTTCTACGGACGATTCGGCTTCTGCGGATTCAAGCAAACCCAAAGGAGTCGAATTATGAAAAAAGAATCTAATCAGCATCGTATCTATGACAAAGGCACTCGTACTTGGTTTGAAATTCCCGAAGAGGAGTACCGAGAATATGACCGTAAGCGTACAGCTCTCCGCAGACGGATGCAGTACCAGCACCGCTGCATCTGCCCCAGAGATAAGTTCTGGCTGTGCGACTGCATGTGCGAAGACTGCGAGTTCCAAACCACACCTATGGTATCTGTGGATGATCCCCTTCCGGACGCAGAAGGAACATTGGGTGATTATGTGCCAGATGATAAACCAACCATAGACGAGGTTCTTGCTGACCGTGATCTTCTGGAACGACTCATCAAGAGGCTTCGCGAAATTGACCCGGAAGCTGACCGAATTCTCGAGATCTGGCAGGATAATCCGGAAGGAATCTCCGACCGTAAGGTTGCGGAGATTCTCGGTCGTAAGCAGCGTACCTTTGCCGATGAGATGAAAAAATTTCGCGACGAGTTCCGTGCTGAACGCAACTCATAACATATGGGAAATTGTCTCACTGACACTGTTCCGATTTCAGGACAGTGGCAGATTTTTTTTATTTTTCACCGCTCAAACCGTCCACCAATCTCCAGAGGAAAGTGAAGGGCAATGAAAGGCCCGGAAAGAGAGGTGAAATCAATGTACAGAAACTACACAGACAGTGGAGGTGCCAGAGTCGGCACAACGGCTGATGAGATCAGGCTCTTAAATGCCATCAGCCGCGTATCCGCAAGACTGGCAAGGAATCTTTCAATTCTTGCCGCAGACAGTCAATCCGAGGAAGGAGGAAAAGGAAATGTCAAAAATGGCAGAACTCGAACAGATCATCAAAGATCTCCGTTCAACTGCTACGGCACTTACTGAAACGGCAGACAGCTTGTATCAGATGTTCTCTGGAACAGACGAAGTCAAAGAGGAAGCGGTCCTTGCTCCTGTAAAGAAGGAACCGGACAATCCCAAGCTGACTCTTACCGATGTTCGCTCGATACTTGCTGATAAGTCACGTGCCGGTTTCACCACGGAAGTTCGTGAGCTGATTCAGAAGTATGGTGCCGACAGGCTGTCAAAGGTTGATCCGGCAAACTACGAAGCCCTGAAGAAGGACGCGGAGGCACTCGGAAATGGCAGCTAAATCACATGCACTTCTCTCAGCATCATCTGCTGACAGGTGGATTCATTGCCCGCCATCTGCAAGGCTCTGCGAGGCTTACGAGGATAAAGGAAGCGACTATGCTGCGGAAGGAACCGACGCCCACACGCTTGCGGAATATAAGCTTCGCAAAGCTCTCGGCGAAGGAGTACCCGACCCGACTGAGAACCTGTCGTGGTTCAGCGAGGAGATGGACAACTGCACTACCGGTTACATGGAATATGTCCTCGAACAGGTAGAAGCAGCGAAACAGACCTGCAACGATCCGGTTGTTCTCGTAGAACAGCGGGTAGATTTTTCCCGCTGGGTAAGACAGGGATTCGGCACAGCTGACTGCATCATCATCGCAGATGGCACGCTCCGGATTATTGACTATAAGCACGGGCTGGGCGTTCTCGTCTCTGCAGAAGAAAATCCGCAGATGAAATGCTACGCGCTCGGCGCTCTGGAACTTTTCGATGACATCTACGATGTCGATTCAGTGAGCATGACAATCTATCAGCCTCGCCGCCAAAACATCAGCACTTTCGAGATCAGCAAGGCAGACCTCTACAAATGGGCAGATGAAGTATTAAAACCCACTGCAGACCTTGCCTTCGCAGGAGGCGGCAACTACCTCTGTGGACAATGGTGCGGATTCTGCAAGGCCAAGAATGAATGCCGGGCAAGAGCCGAGGCAAACCTCAAGATGGCGCAGTACGATTTCAAGCTGCCACCACTTCTGACAGATACCGAGGTCGAGATCATTCTTTCCAAGGTGGATGGTCTCGTAAACTGGGCGAACGACATCAAGGAATATGCACTTCAGAAGGCGCTCTCCGGTAAGGAATGGACCGGCTTTAAGCTGGTCGAAGGCCGCTCGAATCGCAGATACACCAATGAAGATGCCGTCGCAGATACCGTCAAAAAGGCAGGATTCGATCCCTATGAAAAGAAACTCCTTGGCATCACAGCCATGCAGAAGCTTCTCGGGAAATCCCGCTTTGATGAACTCTTGTCGGCTTATATCGAAAAGCCGCAGGGCAAACCCGCTCTCGTGCCGGACTCAGATAAGCGCCCGGCCATGAACACAGCAAAAAATGATTTTATGGAGGAAAAAGATCATGAGTAAAAAAATTGTGAACCCGATGAAAGTCATCACTGGACCTGACACTCGCTGGAGCTACGCAAACGTGTGGGAGCCGAAATCGATCAACGGCGGTGCTCCGAAATACAGCGTGAGCCTGATCATCCCGAAGTCAGACACCAGAACGCTTTCCAAGATCAAGGCTGCCATCGAAGCCGCCTATAAGGAAGGCGAGGCAAAGCTCCGCGGAAACGGAAAGAGCGTACCGGCTCTCTCTGCTATCAAGACACCTCTTCGTGACGGAGATGTAGAACGTCCGGACGATGAGGCTTACAGGAATTCCTACTTCGTCAATGCAAATTCTCCGAGTGCGCCGGGAATCGTCGATGCGGACTGCAACCCGATTCTGACCCGCTCGGAAGTTTACAGCGGCGTTTACGGACGCGCATCCGTCACCTTCTACGCCTTCAACTCTTCCGGCAACAAGGGCATCGCCTGCGGGCTTAACAACCTGCAGAAAATCCGTGATGGCGAACCGCTGGGAGGCAGAGCAAGTGCCGAATCCGACTTTGCAACCGATGACGATGAAGATTTTCTGAACTGAGGAGGCAAGCCATGAATTGGACATACATTCTCTGTGCTCTGACTCTGATCCTGTATATTACCGTCGCGGTCTTCTGGCTGATCCGCTCGATCATCGATACCGTAGATGATCGTAGGCAGGCCAAGGAAAATGCAGCCTGGGAAGCCGAGAAGAAACGGCTTGAACGTGAAAAAACAGAACGTGATAAGGAATATCACGAGGCCCGGATGAAAGAACTTAATCTGAAATAACATGAGGCAGGCGGTGGGGAGAAATCTCCGCCGCTTGTTTGATTGGAGGCAACTATTGAAAACCTTAAGTATAGATATCGAAACCTACAGTGACGTCGAACTTGGCAAGTGCGGCGTGTACAAGTATGCTGAGTCCCCGGCTTTCGAGATCCTGCTCTTTGGCTATTCCATCGACGGCTGTGAAGTGAAAACCATTGATCTCGCACAAGGTGAAAAGCTGCCACAAGAGATCATTGATGCTCTGATCAGTGATAAAGTCATCAAATGGGCATACAACGCGAACTTTGAACGCGTGTGCCTGTCCCGATACCTGCGGGATATGGATCTAAGTCTTGATCCGTTTCATGACAGTCATCCGCTTTCTACAGAACAAGTCCGCTTCCTTAACCCTGAGAGCTGGCACTGCTCCATGGTCTGGGCGTCCACGATGGGACTTCCCCGCTCGCTCGAAGGTGTCGGCGCAGTCCTTGGACTTGAGAAGCAGAAGCTCACCGAGGGCAAGGATCTCATCAAATATTTCTGCGTTCCCTGTGCTCCTACAAAATCGAATGGAGGCCGCACCAGAAACCTTCCCTGTCATGCTCCGGACAAATGGGATATGTTTAAGCGCTACAACATCCGGGACGTTGAAACCGAAATGGGCATCAAGCAGCGCCTTTCCAAATTCCCGGTACCAGACTTTGTCTGGGACGAATACCACATCGATCAGGAAATCAACGACCGCGGTGTCCGGCTGGACCTTGATCTGGTTGAAAAAGCAATCGAGATGGATGCCAGGTCACGGTCAGAGCTAATGGCGGCAATGCAGGAGCTCACCTCTCTTGAAAATCCGAACAGCGTGCAGCAGATGAAGCAGTGGCTTTCTTATCATGGTCTTGAAACTGACACCCTCGGGAAAAAGGCCATCGCGGAACTGTTGAAGACGGCCCCGCCGAAACTCTGCACCGTTCTTGAACTTCGGCAGCAGCTTGCCAAGTCCTCGGTCAAGAAATATCAGACTATGCAACGTGCCGTCTGTGAAGATGGACGGGCCAGAGGAATGTTCGCTTTTTACGGAGCCAACCGCACAGGCCGATGGGCAGGACGTCTGATTCAGCTGCAGAACCTTCCTCAGAATCATCTGGAAGATCTGTCATCTGCTCGTGCTCTGGTGAAATCCGGAAACTTCGAGGCTGTGAAGATGCTCTATGAAGATGTACCCGATACGCTCTCCCAGCTTATCCGCACAGCTTTCATTCCAGAAGACGGTATGCTCTTTTATGTGGCTGACTTCTCTGCTATCGAAGCCAGAGTCATCGCATGGTATGCCGGTGAAAAATGGCGACAGAAGGTATTTGAAGATGGTGGCGATATTTACTGCGCGTCCGCTAGTCAGATGTTTCATGTTCCCGTTGTAAAGCACGGTGTAAATGGACACCTCCGACAGAAAGGCAAAATTGCAGAGCTGGCCCTCGGCTACGGCGGCTCGGTCGGAGCACTCAAGGCAATGGGCGCCATTGAGATGGGACTTTCTGAGGATGAACTTCCTCCGCTGGTTGATGCGTGGCGACAGACGAACCCGCATATCGTTCGGTTCTGGTGGGACGTAGATCACGCGGTCATGGAAGCCGTCAAGCATAAGTACACCACGTCCTGCTATGGTCTTACTTTCTCCTGCAGATCCGGAATGCTCTTTATCAAGCTCCCTTCTGGCCGGAAACTTGCCTATGTGAAACCAAGAATCGGCGCAAACAAGTTCGGCGGCGAATGCATCACTTATGAGGGAATCGGATCTACGAAGAAATGGGAACGGCTCGATTCTTATGGTCCAAAGTTCGTGGAAAATATCGTGCAAGCTACTTCTCGCGATATTTTGTGCTACGCCATGAAGACACTTCGCTGCTCCCGGATTGTCATGCATGTGCATGATGAATTGATTATTGAAGCAGACCCGAAAGTCTCTCTTGATGCGATCTGCGAACAGATGGGGCGAACACCTCCGTGGACTCCGGGGCTTATCCTTCGCGCCGACGGTTATACTACTCCGTTTTACAAAAAAGATTGAAACATTATTCATGGCTATCACCTCTGCTGAAAAAATCGGAGGTGATTTTTTTCCGCTCAAAACGGCTCCCCTTCTCCAGAGGAAAGTGAAAGGGTGAGCATTCAAAAACTTTCCGCTCGCCCGGAAAGGAAAATCTTATGACAAACGAAGTAACAACATTTACAAACGCAGAGTTCGGAACTGTCCGTTCTGTCACAATCGGCAATGAGCCGTGGTTCGTCGGCAAGGACGTTGCAGGCATCCTCGAGTACCAAAACGGTAGTCGAGATATCAACCGACACGTGGATGAGGACGACCGGCAGAAGTTGATGGTTTTCGATGGAAATCAGATGAAGGAAACCATCGTCATCAATGAGTCCGGTCTGTACTCCCTTATCCTCGGGAGCAAGCTTCCTACTGCAAAGCGTTTTAAACACTGGGTAACCTCTGAGGTTCTACCGTCCATCCGCAAACACGGTCTTTATGCCATCGATGATATTCTGGCAAACCCCGATATCGCCATCGCGGCTTTGCAGGAACTCAAAGCAGAACGCGAGAAAAGGCAGCAGCTTGAAAATACGGTTGCCGTGCAGACTCAGCAGATCGCTGAGATGAAACCAAAAGTCAGCTATTACGATGTGGTTTTAAACTGCAAGGATCTCGTAGCTATCTCTATAATCGCAAAGGATTACGGCTGGAGTGCGAAGCGGATGAACAAATGGCTGCATGAGAAAGGCATCCAGTTCAGACAGCCGAGCGGCATCTGGCTCCTCTACCAGCAGTACGCCGATAAAGGCTACACCTCCACGAAAACCACAACCTTCACCGGGAGCGACGGTGAAATCCATACTGCCGTCCATACTTACTGGACGCAGGCCGGAAGGCTTTTCATCTATGAAAGGATGAAGGCTGACGGCAATCTTCCGCTCATAGAACAGTAAATCCTTTCCTGACTCACCTCCGCAAATAAAGCGGAGGCGAGTTTTTTTCCGCTCAAAACGGCTCCCCTTCTCCAGAGGAAAGTAGAGGTGAATGACCACCTCGGGAAGGAGGTAATCGCATGAATATCAGAAACAGTGAAGGCTATCCAGATCCGACCTGCTATCAGGCGCTTAAGAACATTCAAGCCGGTGAAAGGCGTGCACTTAGAGCGTTCAGACCGATCATTTACATCTGCTCTCCCTATTCCGGAGATGTGGAACGAAACGTGATCGCTGCCAGACGCTACAGCCGCTTTGCCGTGGATCAGGGATACATCCCAATTGCGCCGCATCTGCTTTTTCCGCAGTTTCTCGATGACAGCAATGAGACAGAACGCTCTCTCGGTCTGTTCTTCGGGAATGCCCTAATGAGCAAATGCCAGGAGGTCTGGGTCTTCGGCAACCGTATCACGTCCGGCATGGCAGCCGAAATCAAACGCGCCAAATGGAAAGACTACCGTTTGCGTTATTTCACAGAAGATTGTCAGGAGGTTTAAGTATGTACGAAGTGAAAGAAAACAGCAAGGTGCTGACGGATGGCACCGAATTCACAACCTATGAGCGCGAGGTGGTAAGCGCCAATATCCTCGAAGTAGAAGCCGGAACCACAGGCTATACAGGCGGCGACACCGGACATGGCGGCAGAACCTATTTCCGGATTTCGGATGCTGCCTGCACCGATATGGATGTTCATGTCTTTCACGACCACTATGGAAATACAGACGGATTTGAGGTCATTCTCGGCGGCGACTGTGAACTGGAGACTATGATCAGGGCACTCAAGTTCATCACCAAGGTGCTCGAGGATGAATCAAGGGAGGTCTTCGACTGATGATGGAATTTACGTTATTCACTGCCGATTGCACGGGTAATGAGGCCAACTGCCTCTATCCCCATAAGGCTGTCATCAAGAACCCGGAGGATTTTGCTGCTGCCGTTACCCGTGATCACGTGACAGCAGCCTATAAGAACAGCTATCGCTCCAACGACAATTTTCTCTCTGCCGATGCGATTGTTTGGGACTGCGACAATGATTTCTCTGAAGATCCGGATGCCTGGGTAACTCCGGAGAAACTGGCCAAAGGTCCACTTGCAGACGTCTCGTTTGCCACTTCTCCCAGCCGTCACAATATGCTGCCGAAGGATAAATACTCTGCTCGTCCCCGGTTCCATCTGATCGCACCGATCACGATCTGCTCAGATGCCGCTGCCTTTACGGCGCTTAAAAAGTCCGGCATGAAGCAGTTTCCGTTTTTTGATTCCAAGGCGCTCGATGCGGCCAGGTTCCTCTATGGCGCAAAGGTAAAGCCAGAGGATGTGTTCTGGCATGAAGGCACACTTACGATTGATGAGATCTTACCGGATACACCAGCGACGGAAAAATCGGATGAGCCTGCTTATACCGGTGGGTCTATTCCGGAGGGAAGTCGCAATAATACGATGTCGCATTTTGCAGGCCGCGTGTTAAAGCGCTTCGGTGCAACAGATAAAGCCTACGAGGCATATCTGGAACGCGCCAGCAAATGCGATCCTCCTCTTCCTGCCAAGGAGCTGCGGACCATATGGCATAGTGCCCTGAAGTTTTACAAGAACAAGGTAGAAGGAAGCGCGGACTATGTTCCTCCCGATGAATATGAGGATACATTCGGCACCAGCTTCTTAAAACCGGATGACTACTCCGATATCGGTGAGGCCAAGGTGATCTCAAAAGAATGTATGAATCAGCTGCGCTTCACGAGCGCCACAGACTTCATCGCCTTTGGCGGCGACCGCTGGTATGAAGATAAGCAAAAATCTCTGGGAGTCGTTGAGAACTTCATGGACGATCAGCTTCTCGATGCAACAGAGGCAATCCGCATCGCAGAAGAAAACCTGATCGCCCTTGGCATCCCGGAAGCA